AGATAATCGAATAGCCCTGGCGTTTTGCTTGTTGTTTCGCTAGTTGGAACAGGTGCAACACCAAGAGCCTGAGATAACAGACCAAGCGATTGCTGTGGCGCGCCGGTATAACCCGCATATTGATTCTTGACCGCATCGATTAACAATTGATTCAGCCCTTGCTTCATTGCGCCGTCTTGCGCGAGATTTCGGTTAACAGTCTGGCCCATACCAAACCCAAGGTTTGCTAGATTACCAAGTTGATTGCCTGCGGCGAGCCGTTGCTGACTGCCCTGCAGACCTGCATTTTGATTAGCCATTTGCGCCGCCATATTCTGATTGGCGTTAAACTGGCGCGCATTATTTGTTGCATTTTGATTTGACAGATTGGCTGTGTTCCTTGCAGATGCGCCAAATTGCCCGGCTTGGTTTAGTGCATTTTGATTGGCAAGGCCTGCTGCGTTCCTTGCGGAAGCCCCAAACTGACCCGCCTGATTTAATGCATTTTGGTTCGATAAACCTGCTGTGTTTAATGCCTGCGCGCCAAACTGTCCCGCTTGATTCAAAGCTGCCTGATTGGCAAGACCAGAGGTGTTTTGCGCCTGTGCTCCAAATTGTGATGCTTGATTTAAAGCATTTTGATTGGCTAACTGCGCTTGATTTGCCGCTTGCGCTTGGAACATTGCAGCTTGTTGTTGCTGTTGTGCTGCTTGTTGTGCTGCCTGGTTAGCTGCGCTTGCGCCAAACTCTGACGCACGATTAGACGCCGCTGCATTTACTAAGTCAGCCTGATTGGCTGCGCTTGCCCCAAACTCTGACGCTCTGTTTGCAGCGGCTTGGTTTGCCATCAGTGCGGCATTTTGTGCAGATGCCCCATATTGCCCAGCCTGATTTAGAGCATTTTGATTGGATAAAGAGGCTTGGTTTGCAGACGCAGCGCCAAATTGTGACGCCTGGTTCTGCGCAGCTTGATTGGCCATTGCAGCTTGATTTGCAGCTTGAGCGCCAAACTGCCCTGCACTGTTTGCCGCCGATTGGTTAGCCAATCCGGCTTGTTGCGCGAGATTTGCAGTCAATGTGTCAGCCTGCAGGTTTGCACCCTGATTCGCTAAGTTAGCCTGCATCATCGTTTGAATATCCGACAGCCCTAAATTCTGCGCATTTTGAAACCCAGCTTGACGCAAACCTGACGCTGTCCTTGATGCCTGATCGAAGTAATTGCGGTTGTTTTCAGCTTCTAGTAACGCTTGCCGAGACCCCCCAAACGCCCCCGCAGCACCGGCTTGAGCACCAGCTTGTGCTTGTTGCATCTGACGCGCCCTATCGAGGTCAGACAGGCTGCTTTGAACCACTTGATCTTCATATGGATTCATGTATGCCGAGAGGTCAGTATTTGCAATTTGACCGGCTTGTACATTCTGCGAATTTACAGTTGGCGAAAAGCCAAGACGTTCTGCGCCGTATCCCGTTGACGCTGTATTCTGCGCGCCATAACCTTGGGAGCCTGTTTGCGCAGCCTCATAGTCTACAGAGCCTGTGTCTTGTGAGTTATAACCTTGCGATGCCGCATCAGTCGATGCATACCCTTGCGAATCAACACCCGCTGCGTTAAATCCCTGACTGCCTGCCTGCGCAGCGTCATAGCCTTGCCCCTGTGAGCCAGACGCCTGGTAACCACGGCCCGTAGTTCCAGCAGCGCGATAACCCTCACCAGATGTTCCGGCAGCGTTATAACCTTGACCAAATGCGCCACGCGCATTGTAGCCTGACTGATTAATCGCCATTGGCCGGTAACCCATCTCGTTCGTTGCGCCAGCAATTGCGTTATTAATTCCTGTTGCCGCTGTTTGATTAATATTTGGTGCGCGTGGAGTCGGACTAGTTGCGTTAGTACCTTCTGGTATGCCGTCAAAAATACCGTGATGACTATAACCGCCATTACCGCCGCTCATGCGAAACTGAGAGGGATCAAATTCTTTACGGCTTGGGCTCTGATCTAGATTAAGTCCCCCTTCTGGCAGAAATCCCTCAGTCGGATCGCGTCTTGAAACTTCATCTGCAAACCCTGGCGGTGTTAATGATGTAGAACTTTGAGCGACCGGCGGCTGCAAAGTGACAGGGTCTTGCACAATTGGAGTAGGACCACCAGATATAACCCAGCCCGGTGACCTATTCTGCAAATACGAATTATNAAGCGACGCTTTTGGCTCTAATACCTGACGATTACCCACACCCGCTGGCTGCATGGGGTTACGCATTTTTGTAGGCGCTGCGCCCACTCTTCCACCATTTGCCATTAGATTATGCCTCTAAAATCAAACCCATTTGGATACCGTTGATTAAAATCATCCATTTGCTGTTGTCTCGCCGCCGCATCTCTTTCAGCCTGCGCCGCCGCTTCTTGTTGCGCAACAAGTGCTGCGGCATCTGCTGCCGCTTGCTCATCAGCATAAAACTGTGTCGTTTCTGGCGTCATTGCCTGATCAACATACGTCGGATTAGGACCAATACTCGCAGGCTCCGATTGACCTTGATCAAAGTTAGGCATCTGAAAGCTACCGCCATAACCGTTGTAATTGATCGGCATGTAAGGATTATTCATTGACCCTTGCCCGGTGTTCGACGCGAATAAATTGTCATATTTATCTGCGTAAGCAGGCGCTTTTCGCTGCATCTCAGACACCGCCATCTCAAACAATGGTGCAGATGAGTACCCGCTCAGACCACCAAAGTCTTGCGCTTCGGGCATACCGTCCATTGCGCTCATGCCAGGGTCAATTAAGCCAAACGCTGCACCAGCATCTAGATTAGCCTGCATCGACTGCTGTTGTGGCTGAGTAAATCCAGCAACATCAGGGCCGTAGTACGGCATATATCCGATCTTTTGCACGTTTTCTGCGCGTGCCATATTTCTTATATTTGGCTGTTTAATCCACTCTGGGATTTCTTGGACTGTTGATTGGCTCCCGCCTTTTCCACCAGATGACATATTAAATTTCCTTTCGAAGTGTCGTGAACGCCTCTGCCCACCCTTTTTGCTTTAAGACTCTCGCCCAGCCTCGTCGGCCTGCAATTGTCATTGATGTGCAGCCCTGCATTTTTGCAAACTGAACCGCTGACTCATCCATATCAACGATCTGATCTTTTTCGCCGCCAGCAAGAAAAATATGGAACACTTTCTTGCGCGGAAAAATAATTATTTCTGTGACGGCACAACCATTTGGCGCAGGCCAAAACTGCAAACTACCCGTGGTTATTCCATCAACGATGTCTTCATATAAATGCGTGCCGCCGCAATACTCCAAGGCGCCATCAATCCACGGCTTACACCGATTGAGCTCGTCGGCTAAAGACACTATTGTTTAACGCGGTTAATCGTAACCTGCACTGCAGGAATTGCTGGAATAGGTGATGAAGCTGCTGTATTTGGCAAAGTGAGCCCCGTGTTGGACACGGCATAGAACACTTTTAAATAATTACTAGCGGCGACAGAGACCAGTGCGGTGTGAGTGATCATATCGCTGCCGTTGACTGTCTTTTTAACCGCGTAACCATCGGTCCCGTTGACATTCACCCACAAAAACCCGTTGTAACTTGATGATGAGCTTGCTTGAGCCGTCACGTTTATCTCAAGTAAACCCGCCTCTGAGACATCAATCTTTGTCGCGTCCGAGCCGTTGATTGCAAGACCGTCGATTGTTGACGCCGAGTTCCAAGTGATGGCGTAAGCGATATTTGCCTGGCTTGCTGTTTGCGTTGTAGTCGCGTAAAACTGCCCACACCCTCCCCCCATCAGCACCTGTCGAAATGCACTAGACTTTGTGACCACCGGGTAGCCNNTGCGATCCCACAAAATGACACCCTCACTCGCAGCCGAATCACCAGTGACGTAATAGACTAATTGTGATCGAGTGCTAGATAAAACATCAATTAGCTTGCGGCCCCATAGCTTCCAATCTGGACCGATTGCCTGGGGTAGCTGAAAGCTCAACGCTTACCGCCCTCAACTACGTTTAATCGCATCTTTCCAGCACGGAAATCAACTTCCGACCCATTGATACGCATACGCACTTGACGGCCTTGAAAACGCGCTCCTGTGGGGTTAGCAAGCGTAAACGGACCGTGGCTAGACTCTGCCCCATTCGGGTAAAAGCGGCTCTTAAACGTCAACGTACACTGCCCCTGGGATCGCTCATCTGGAATAATTTCATTCACCTTCATTAGATTCTCACCTGACCCTAGTGCGATCGGACCGCTCTCAACAAACGGCGGTGAATCATGCGAGTAGCCGGTTTCTTGGTTATATAGATTGCCGCTCGCGTCGAACCAAAGCGGGAATCGAAAAGAACCAACGTCAACGCCTGTTGTGCGTGACAGAGTGCCGATATTCCAATGGCCCTCTTTATAATCATAGACCACATAACGGTTGTTTTCGGTTGCAGAGGATGCCGGGTAAAACCACCAAACCTCACCAAACTGCGCGTTATCAATTGCGCAAATTTTAGATCGCTGCGCAGAATTTAGATCGTCAAAGACGTAATCGAGAACATCGCACGCCATTTCTTTAACTGATGAGCCGTCAAACTGAAAGAACCCGGATGTACCCATCCAGAACGCACCGGAATCAACAGCAACGGCGCCCTGGCGTGATACAACGCCGCACGATGTACCAACTCGATCAAATGAGTAAACGAACGGTGGGCCAGCATAGGTTGCTGTATGAGCATCGAGAGTTGTCAATATTAATGCAGAGCCTTTAACGCGCACACCACACATGATTTCGCCAGTTGTTTGGAGCTCTATATCACCGGCTTGATTAGTCGCAGCAGGGCTCCACGTTGTGTTATTTTCACGGTCGCACCAGGCTATTTTTTGCGGATTAGCCGCCGTTGCAAGAGCGAAAATAAAACGCTCGTCGGTTACCATAATCGCTTTGTTGTTGATTGGCGCATTAGTTAACGCAACCGCTGCAGCCGTGCCGCTCAGGGTCCACAAATAGATTTTGCCATCATCGCTTGAGCACGCTACCAAATGCTGACCAAAACTATCGAGTGACCAAGTCGTTACCTTGTGTGGCACGCCGTCATTAACGCGAGCATTACCATAGGCATATGATCCGTAGGTCTGACCGCCATAGCCGGTATTATCAGTCGCATCCAAAGTACCAACAGTGAAGTTCGAGGGCGTAATGTCTTGTACTACCGACCCCTGGTTCAGCGCATACAGTTTATTGAACGTACCAACCGCCAGGCGTGGCGAATCAGTATGATCTACCCACGCAACAGAGCCTCTAGGCGCCACCGCTGTTGCGGATGACTTGCGCGTTGACCAGCCTCCGATCGGACGTACAGAGCCATTCTGCCAGCGGATAAAATTTGCATCTCGCCATCGTCCAGACGAGTCTAAGTCAGTCCCGTGGTTAAATACACCGGCCGGGATGTCGATTTCTACGAGTGGCATTGTTTATCCTAAAGTGTTGGCTTTACGCCTGATGGGAATTCCGCTGTACTAGGCCAATCTCGTAGTGCAGTTCGGTACAAAAGTATATTATCGCGGTTAGGCCAATCCGGTGTTTGACTTGCTTGATCAGTTGACGAAAGCTCCATATCACGCCACATACGCGCCTTTTCCTCTGCTGTAAGCTCTAGTGCTGTTGGCTCAACGTATGCTTCAACATAATCAAAATTAGCTTTAACCCAAGACTCTTCGCCTTTGATACAAGGATTAGTTACGTTGCCGTCAGCGTCTTTTATTATCCATTTGTTACTCATATTGTTCTCCTATGACGGTAAGTATTGAATTAGTACAAGCCCGTCGCCGCCCTCGCCGCCAAAACCAGCGGCAGCGGCAGCAGTGCTATTGCCGCCGGCACCCCCACCTCCAGCACCAATGCCGCCATTCCCACCAAAATAATAAGCATTTACTAGTTGGCTGGTAGCAGCGCCTCCTGCCAAAAAACCTCCATCTGGAGCGTCTATAATTAGTCCGTTCACTTGGCTTTGTATAAAATTCTGTCTGGTTCCACCGCCACCAATATGCCCAAAACCAGACGTACCGCCTTGCGCGTCACTCTTTCCTGCACTTTCTGCGCTACCAGCATTTCCAGTTCCGTATATTCCCACTGCGCCACCGCCACCGCTATTACCTGCTCCTCCGGTGTTATTTACGTCCCCGTTACTGGCCGTCCCGCCCGATCCTTGGCTGCTTGTTCCTGCTCCTCCTCCATTAGCCGTTAGCGTTGCGCTTAGTCCTGTTCCCGCTACAGTCGAATTACCGCCAGCCGAACCATTACCATCGTTTCCACCTGCGCCACCTACTCCAACTACCACAGTAAAACTGCCGCTAGTAGTTACTGCCAAACTGTTTTTTTTGCAATATCCTGCAGCACCGCCGCTAAGCGCAGTAGCGTTACTACCCTTCCCACCGCCTCCCGCACCAATGACATGAATACAAATATTTCCATCCTGCGGAGGAACCCACGTTTGACTTTGAGTTAGTGCAATTTGCGGTAAAGCACCACCGCCTCCTGCCGAAATTAGTCCTGATAATGTTGACATTTATATTGTCTCCTTTAGTAAATAGCCCAACCGTAAGTGCTTCCAGTGTATACACACGTTAGTCCTACTCGCGCTACGTCAATTGTCATATCCTCTGCCGTGCCTTCAATCTTCTGGCTGTTCCTTGCAAGAATTGCAGTAGCAAAGTTACCTACCGCAACCATTACTTGATCGCCAAGTGACGGAGAGGCGGGAAGCGTTAAAGTGCAAGCAGACGATATAAAATGGTTTTGACCTGTTGTCGCCGTTGCGCTGCTTGAGACAACAGTTGTTGTTACGCCTCCGTTAACCTGTGCTGCCGTTAAAGCTCCTGTCATAACTATGCTATTGTCTAGCTTTGCTGAAGTAACTGCATCGTCGGCAATACCCGTGGTTTTAATCTGTGTTATTGCCATTGTTTAGCTCCCTAGTGTGGGCTTTGTAGCGGGAAAGTCTGCTGTGCTAGGCCAATCCCTCAGTGCAGTGCGGTACGTTAGGTACGCAGAGCGCTCTGGATGATCTGTGATTGCAGGGATGTTGTCAGTTGCTTGAAGCTCTGAATCTCTCCAAGCTCTTGCATCTGCTGCAATTTCTTCTGCCGTTGGCTCAATGGTTGGTACAACTTGCATATCTATATAACTTCCGTCGTCAAATAAATGACGACTTAAATTGCTATTATCTAATGCTGTAATGCTGGTTAATGATGACATTTCTTATCTCCTACGAATCTAAAATATACTGCACACCGACATAGCTATCGATGCTTGCACTTATTGCCAAGCTCGAAGCAAAAGTTACGGTAAGGCTTTTTTCAAACCGAATAATTGCGGTGGGTTGCGTAGCAATTGCGGTAAGCGGATCAATTACAAAACGATGCAGACCACCTGAGTCTGAGTAGCTTAATGCTAATCTACCGGTGTCTAACGGTGAAGCACCTACGTTATATGCACCCCAATCAAGGGTAACAGCTGAACTAGAATCGTTGTTATTTTTATTATTAAAAGCGCCAAAACACGCTCTTCCTGCTCCAGAATCCGACTTGCTATAGACCGGAAGGGTAGTAGCTACACCGTCAACAGTGATGACCCAAATGTTGGTGTTAAGAGCACTGTTGTGTTGTGTTCCAATTCCCCAGATAAGAAAACCGCCTTTGTTGCTTATGTTCACTACCGTTCTTGCTGTATTTGCTTGCTGAGCCGAAGTAATAACAGCTCCAATCCTATCTTGACTCCAAAAAGCAGAGGCACTTACCTGCGTC